CCCACAGGGCGGTGCGCTTGACCAGCGCCCCCAGTCCCCGGCGGGCGTCGCTCTTGATATTGCCGGTCGCGATGTCCTCTCCGATCGGCGCCTGGAAGCGCACGATGTTGGCGCCCCAGGCGACGCCGGTGCGAGTGCGGCCGTGATTGGCCGATTCCCAGGCCGACAGCTCGAAGGTGTCGGGATCCATGTAGACGTACAGACCGAGCTGCATGAGGCGCTGCACGACGCTCAGGATCGGCTCGGTGACCTGGGCGCTGAAGTCGCCGGTCAGGACGGTCCAGCTGGTCGAGTCGGTGTCGGCGTAGGCGTCGAAGGTCAGGGCAACGTCGTCGAAGTAACTGTACGGCCGGGTGCTGCCCTTGGCCTCCATGATGACCCGCCACAGGATCGCGCCCAGGCTGTTGGCGGTGGCGCCGATCGACAGCCCCTGGGCGTATAGCCGCCACAGGTCGTCGAACGGGTCGGACGCCGCGGTGAGGGGCGCCACGATGTCGATGTAGGTGTGCGGCGCCATGACGTCGCGCGCCAGGATGGCCAGCGCGCCCGCGCCGCCGAAGGTCAGCTTCTTGGTCGACCGCTCGGTGAGCGCCTCGTAGTCGCCGTTCTCCAGGAAGAAGCCGCCGACCACCGCCTCGCTGAAGCCCGACAGTGTGGCGCCATCGACCACCGCGTCGTTGATCCGCACCACGCGGATGTACTGCAGGCCCTCGGGGTCAATCGAGGCGGCATCGGTCGATGAGGCGCGCACGATGATCCGCCCGGAGCCAGTGCCGTTGGCCTCGCCCCTGTATTCGGCCTCCTGCAGGTCGCTGAAGCGCAGGACGCGGGCGCCGTTGACCGGGTCGGCGCGCGGGTAGAGGTCGTAGGCGTAGGTAATCACGAGGCGATGTCCACCAGCCAGTCGGGCGGCGAGCCGATGCAGACCAGTTCGAGCGTTACCTCGCGGATCTCGTCACCCGTCGAGGCGGGGCCGATGATGCGCTGCGGCCGGCAATCCGCCAGGGTGGCCGTGTCACCGGCACCCAGACCTTCACGCGGGCCGTAGACGACGACGTCGATCGGGGTGGCGACGTCCATCTTGGCAACCAGCGCATCGAAGCGTGAGCGGTAGCTGACGCGACGCAAGGCTTGGGTCGCGCCGGAGCCCTCGACCGTGCCGTGCAGCTTCAGGATGCGGCGGTGCTTTGTCCAGAGGCCGGCTGCCATGCCAGCCGCCTCGGGCACGACGTCATCTTCGCCGCGGTACTCGGGAATATCGTCGAGGCCGCCCTGGATGATCTCGAAGTAGTAACCGTTCTCGGTGAGCTCGAGGCCGCCAATGGTGATCCCGTTAGCCACCGCTCATCCTCCCGTCGCCGCCGAAGGGACTCAGCGCGTCGAGTTCCTGCATGAAGTCGGTCCGGTTGTCGGCTTCCTTGCGCATGCCATCGACGGTCAGCTCGTAGTGGTAGTGGATCTCGCGCGCACCGGGCAGGTCCTGCCCGAAGGCGGCGCCCATCCCGGGTGCAGCCAGCGCGAAGGCGGGCACGGCCAGCCGGTCGATCGACAGCGCGGCGCGGGCCCGCTCGGCGATCTTCGACCCGGCGCTGGTCACGTCGCCGAGCCGCGACAGCATGCTGTCGATCCAGGCGCCGATGATGTTGCCGCCCCAGCGGTCGATGTGCTGGAGCGGGCCTTCCTTCGGCGGGCTGTAGCCCTCCAGGTAGGGCGACACGGCCCCGGCCAGGGCGCGGGCCCGGGCGCTGGCATTGGCCAGCGACACCGGCGACGAGAGGCCCGCCGACCAGGCGTCGGCGACCGCCTCGCTCCAGCTAGTGGCTTCGTCCGTGAACTCCAGGTTGCCCTGTACGCCGCGCTTGATGTCGTTGGCCGCTTGGCCAGCCGCCACCGCCTGCAAGCGCAGTTGCTCGGCGAAGGTAGTGCCCGCATCGACGGCGGCGTCCGCCGCACCGCTCTCCAGCAACTGCAGCTGCTCCAGCGCATCGTCGCGGATCTGCATGGCGCTGGCGCGCACGTCGGCCCGCTCGTCGCGTAGCCCGGCTGCCAACTCCTTCGAGGACAGGATGCCCTTGAGGCGCGCGATCTTGGCCGCGTCCGACAGGCTGTTCTCCATCAGGTCGGTCAGCTCGTCCATGCCCGACTCGACATCATCCATGCCCTGGATCAGAGCCTTGGCGATGTCGCCGGGGATGGCCAGCGCCTCGGCGGCGGTCTTGCGGCGGGCCTCGACCAGCTGCTCGTGGATCGGCGACCAGGCGGTTTTGGCGGCATAGGCGACGCCTTGCGTGCCAGCCTCTATGACCTTGGCGACGCCCTCGCGTAGCTGGGTAGCAGTATTCGCCAGGTCGGGCAGCTTCTCGAATCGCGCGTACAACCGCTCCAGCCCAGCGGCGCGGTTCTCATCCACCACCGCATCGCCGATTTCGTCCAGAACATTGACCAATCCCTCGAGGGCCGGGATCAGGTTGTCTCTGGCAAATCTGGCGAGGCTGACCATGATCGGCAACAACCTCTCGCCGATCTTGATCGTGAGGTTCTCGAACTGGGCACCCAAATCCCGCTGAACATTCATCAGGTCATCGGAAGTCAGGGCGAAGTTACCTTGCGCGTCGGAGGTTTGCGCCATGATCGCGGCGTGGGCGGCAAGGACGCGCTGCTGAGGCTTGAGGGCTTGAGTAGTGGTCGAAATAAGACCCATCTCAAACGCCTTCTGGCGGAGAGTGGCGTCATCCAACAACACACCGTAGCGCCGGATCGGCTCCATCTCACCGCGCAAGGCAGCGCCTACCGCAGTGATGGCATCCTGGGTTGAGCCTCCGAACATGGAGGCCAGATCACCGCCGAGCTGCACCAACTCCGTACTGAAGCCAACCAGGTCCTGGCCCGCCAATCCGGCCGACTTACCGAACACGGCGATCGAATTGGCAGCGTCGAGCGCATCCTGCTTGGATGCGCCGAATGCGGAGTGGGCTTTCTCGGCCCACTCCTCCAGGGCGGGGGTGAACTCGTCGCTGAAGATGATGCCAGTGGCGCTCACGGTGTCCTGAAAGACACCCGCAGCCTGTACCGCGTCGCCGAAGAACTCGACCGTCTTCCCCAGCCCGGCCTGGATGACGCCGAAGGCCGACATGCCGGCGCCCAGCCCGATGCCCTGCAGCAGCGTGCTGCCGATCGTCGAGCCGGACAGCCGGCTGAAGCTGTCCTTGACCCGGCCCAGGAAGCCGAGGCTCTTCGTCTCCGCCTGCTTGAGGCCGGTATCCAGCTTCGACTGGTTGGTCGACAGTTCGAGCTCGGCGCGGCCGAGGGGTTCGGTCATCGGTGCTTCACCTTCACCTTGATCCCGTGCCGAGCAGCGATGGCCGCCAGCTGGGCGCGGGTCTTCGGACGCACAACAAAGCGACCGCCGGCTGCAACTCGCCAGCTGGCGAGTTGGCTGCGGCGGTCGCTATCGGTCATGTGCGGGATGACGACGACCGTGGCGGCCTCTAGGGCCTCCTCGGCGTCGATGCGGGCGATCATGTGCGTGTGGGCGGTCAGCAGCGGCAGCGGCATCGTCAGCCAGACCTGGGGGTCCGACGCCCCGTAGAAGCGCTGGAGGCGCGGGAGGAGCGTGGCGATGTCGAGCGGCGCCCCAGCAGCGCCTTGCGGGCCTTCGAGAGCTTCGGCGACAGCACCCGCAGTGTCGCCCTCGTGAAAGCGTCGAGGATCGCAAGGCGCTGGACGTCGTTCAGCTTGCCCAGCACCTCGCCGGGGATCGGGTCGAGCATGATGAGCCCGACGCCCTCGGTGATCGCGTCAGCCAGGATCTGCGACCGCTCAGGTCCAGGCTCGGCCTCCTCGTTCAGGCCGTTGAGTCGCTGGCGGATGCGTTCGATCTTGGCAAGGTGCACTAGGTCGAGGTCCATGTCGGCGCGATAGCGGTAGTCGCTGCCGTCGATGCGGACAAAGGCCCGCACCGGGTCGAGCGACCCGAGATCGAGGGCCGGCTTAGCGGCGGTGGTTGGGGTCATCGTGGTCCTGTGCCTCCTGGGCTCTGAACTCAACGCGGATGCCGATCTGGGCGAGCAGCGCCGCGCGGGCCTGCATGGCCCGGCGGGCGGCGGCCCGGTGTTGCGCCTCGGCCCGCTTGTGCTCGCGGGCGGAGGCGTACAGCGCGTCAGCGGCGGCTGTGGCGATTGCCTGTGCCGTGGTCATGGCTGCCTCTTACGAGGTCGCAGCGGCGTCCTGGACGACCAGCGTGCCGAAGCGCTCGTCCTCGGTCGTGGCGTCGAGGTCCTCGAGCGCCATGAACTCGAACTGGACACCAGCTGGCACGCCCTTGCGGTAGACCGTCGAGGGGTTGCCGGACTGGTAGACCTTCGGCACCTGGTACTGCATCGCCAGGTCGTCGCCGTAGGGCGACCCGTCCAGCGAGCGGGCCAGCAGCGCGTGGGTCGCGATGTTGACGCCGCGGTGCAGGTTGATCTCGCGGAAGCCCGGCGTGCCGGCGCCGGGCGCGGTGTCGGTCACCACCTGGTCGTTGAGCGCGATGCCCAGCGTCTCGGCGGTGACGTCGTGCAGGATGAAGGCGATGCGCAGGCCCTCCTCGGTGCGCCAGGCCTTGATCGGCCCGGTCGCCTTCCCACCGCGGAAGACGTTGATCGTCTGCTGATGCTCGACGGTCACGCCCTCGTCGCCCTGGTTGTCGGCACCGTTGGTCCCGAGCAGGACGAATCCGAAGGGCGAGCTGGTGGCGTCCTCGTCGACGTCGGGGAACGTGGCCCCCACGTCGGCGAGGTAGACCTCAAAGGGTGACGCAAGAATCTCGTAGGGTTCGGCCATGGCCGCTAGTCCTCCTCGCCGCTGACGGCGTGCTGATCCGCCTTAGCGGCGGCCTTTGACTTCCCGCCGCGCTTGGCGGCTGGCTTGCGCTCCGGGTGCTTCTTGGGCGCGGCCACGACCTGGAGCGTCATGGACGGGTCGCGCTGGAGCTGTGCGAAGAGCTCCTCGCTGATCTCGGTCGGAATCCCGCGCCGGATCCGCAGATGGCCGGCGGCCAGGACGTGCCCGGGGCCGGTGTAGACGATGGTCTTCACGCGATCTCCTGCTCGGCGTAGATGGCGACGTAGGTGCGGATCACCCGCGGCCAGTCGGTGACCGGCTCGCGCAGTGCCACGAAGCCGCCCGAGACCTGGACGGCATGGATCAGGACTGACACCTCGCCGGTGTCGTCGGTGTAGGTGACCAGCTCGCGGCGGACCGCCTTCAGTTCGGCATGCACGATCCGCGCCAGGCGGCGCGCGTCATACAGGCTGGCGGCGTAGCAGTCCACGTCGAAGCGCTGCCCGCCGATCGGCAGGTAGCTGGCGTCACCGGCGCCCACGCCGCCGGCCGACTGCACGGCGATGGCGGCCTTCGGCATGCTGGCCACGAAGGTCTCCGAGTCGGGCAGCTCCTCGCCGTAGACATCGGTACCGATCTCGTCGCTGATGGCCGCGCGGCCAGCGATGAGGGCGACGATGGCGGCGATCGGGTCGGCGGTCATCGGATGCGACTCCTGATGCGACCGAGCAGCCGCGGATACTCGCGGTCGCCAGCACGAACCAGGAAGTGGCCGCCAGCGCGCCCCTCGACACCCTTCTCGATGAAGATGTAGCGCCAGCCGGCGCGATGCTTGGGGTCCGCGCCCCAGCGGCCGACGACGCGACTGCCGGCATCCTCGACCGGGCGCGGGTGTTCGCTGACCGATTCGGCCGCCTTGCCGGTGCGGTGCCAGGTGTCGGCGGCAGCCTGCTCACTGGCGGCTTCCATGGTCTCGCGGATCGCGGCGTGGCTGGCAGCCCGGATGCGGGCCGAGAGCTGGGGTCCGCGCCAGATCAGGCCCATCAGGACACCGCCTCGCTGGCCAGGCCGCTGCTGATCGCCTGCAGGCTGACGGCGCGGTGGCTGATCCCGATATGACCGTCACCGCGGCGGCGCAGGCCGGTGACCTTCAGGGTGCGCGACTCGATGGTCGCGCCCGACAGGTCGGTGACCATCGTCACCTCGTCACCGGCGACGATGTCTCCCTCGTAGCCGACCAGCATGCGCAACTCGTCGACCAGCGCGTTGACGTCCTCGCCGTGGGTCTCCTCGCTCGGCCCGGGGTGGAAGAGCCAGCACGGGATCTCGTGCGTGTCCCAGCTGCCGGTGGCGTGACCGTCCGGGTCGGCCCCGGTGGCGCTGAAGCGCCGCACGGTGGCGCGCATGGTCAGGCGCGAGGTCAGGGTCATGGCAGCGAGTCGATCAGCTGGTCCTCGAAGGCTGTGCCGCCCGACGAGCCGCTCTCGACCTGCAGGTAGCCCTCGAGCTGAACGGTGCCGACGCCCAGTCGGCCGGCCGCGCGGCGGATGATCCGCTCCTCGCGGCGTGTGGCGTAGATGCTGGCCTGTCCTGTGCCGGCGCCCGCCTGCCACTGGTAGTCGCCCAGCTGCTCACCGGACAGCCCGCGCGGATTCTCCAGGGCGCGGCGCACCATGTTGGCGATCACCGGCACGATGACGTCGGGAACGTCACCGGGCGATGTCCAGTCAGGATCGTCACCGCTGCCGGCCGCAACCTCCAGAACTAGGGCCGAGGCGTCGTCGATGAGGGCGAGGGCCTGGGTCTCCTCAGCGCCGGCGAGCTCGCGGCCGAGGCGGTCATTCAGCTGGTCGATCGAGATCAGCGCCACGGGCGTCACGTCCTCTCGTAGGGGCTCGGGTCAGGGAAGCGGGCGCGCAGCCAGGTACCGACGGCGCCGCTGGCGAAGACGGTGTCCACCGTCGAAGTGAAGAGCCACGACGGCTCGGGCACGCTGTGGCTGTCGCGGATCTTCCAGTCGCCGATCTTCTCGCCGGCCAGGCGGGCGAGGTTGCCGTACAACGTCCGGTAGTGGAGCACCGGCAGGTCAGCGCCCAGGTCGAGCGCGCGGCGCATGAGCGCCTTGTTGACGATCAGCGGCACATGGCCCTCGAAGCACAGCGGATCGCGGATGCGCACCTGGGTGGCCAGAAGCTCCGCGGTGGCCTGCAGGCCCTTCAGGTAGGCGCCGGGGCGCCCGTAGTGGCGGACGTGCTCTGCCACGAAGTCACGCACCGTGCCGCGGTGCAGGACCGGCAGCTGCTCGAGCGGCTGCAGCACGAAGAAGTCGTCGTTGAAGTAGGCGAAGTCGTCGGACACCCGCGGGTCGTGGCACGCCGCGCGCAGGTTGGCCGCCGAGTTCTCGAACTTGTTGAGGCGCTGGCGAACGGGGATCTCATCGAGGTTGGCCCAGCGCGGCCGGTAGCCGGCCGCCCAGACCTTGTCGTGGGGGAGGTTGGCGAGGGAGCGAAGGCTGAATCTCAGCTCCTCGTTCCGGTCAGAGCGCTTCAGGACGTAGACCACGTCCATGGCTCAGTCCGGGGTTGAGGTGAAGCCGGCCGGCTGGCCGGCTTCACCCATCCGTGTCCGCACGCCGGCCTACGAGCCGACGCCGACCTTGACGAAGCGCTGGTTGTCCGACGCGCTCGCGCCGTCCTCCCAGACCGCCGCGGCGCCGGCGAAGGTCGAGACCAGCGACTGGTCCGACGCGGTGCCGGCGTTGTACTGGAAGACCTGGCGCAGGCCGATCCCGTCGGCATCGGCGCTGGACGAGTCGGTGGCGCCCCTCGGCCGCACCGGCACCCGGTTCGCGAAGCAGAAGCCGGAGCGGTGGTAGAAGAGGGACGTGTCGTCGTCGAGCGCCGCTGACTCCACGAAGGTGAAGCCGAAGTAGCGCCCGATGATGGCGTCACGCAGGGCCGAGGCCGTGCCGGCCTCGCTGACCTTGGTCAGGTTCGTGATCGACAGGATGCGCGTCGCGATCTGCGGCGACACCGCGGCGAACAGCTCGCTGGGCGGAGCGCCATTCTCGATCAGGAACTCGCGGGCGGCCAGGATGGTCGCGGCCGTGTCGGCCTCGGTCGCCACCGCGGCGAACTCGATCGTCCCGTCGGCGACAAGGGCGTTCATGGCACCGGCCAGCTCGTCCTCGGCGCCGAGCGCGACGGCCGCCACCTGCACCCGGGTGATCTGGCGGGCGAAGTCCTCCAGCTCAAGCGACGCCTCCTGGTCGGAGATGTTCTTGA